GGTCATCCTGCACGGGAACCACGCCGTCCACCAGAAGGGCATCATTGGTGGCCTCGGCCCCGGCGACGAGGACGTCGGAGAGCGCGCCATGGGGGTTATGCGGCACCCCGCCGTCATGCAGGCAATGCGCGACCAGATGAACCCCGACACCGACAACGACGGCACCTGGCCGAGGCGGTTCTGATGGGGGTCTGGGACATGATCCGCCAGGCGGCGGCCGGGAACATGCCGGGTTACGTCTACCACGGGCACAGCGTCCGGCTGCCGCCACAGGTACACGCCATCGTGCACGACCAGTCCCTGCCCGAGCACGTGCGCGGCTTTCACCTGGCAAGGCACCTGCTGACAGGCGAGGCCAGGGATAACGAGATCCCGCACTCGGGGCACCAGCTAGGCCAGGACTGGCACCGCGACAGCTACTGGGCGTCGCTGGAGTCCAGGGGACAAGGCGGAATCCCGGCGGGCCGCACCCCGTACGTCCTGAAGGCGCTCGCTCCTCACCCCGATCACGTCCTGTCCGAAGACAGCCGCAAGGGACATCCCATGTTGCTGCACGCCGGCTCCCCGGTCCACTTCACCGGCCTGTTCTGGCACGACCCGGACGACGAGCGCAACGGCGGCGGCGAGCTTCAGTTCCCTGAGCCGATAACCGCCAGGGCGTAGCCCCTGACCTCCTGGCCCGGAAGGGTTAGGAGGTCAGATGAGGGTCGCGTACCAGCCAGGGTCGGGCTCAGCCCGCCAGGCGTCGACAGCCAGGCAGCTCGGCCGGACGATGGGCGTCGGGGCGCTCAGCTCCGAGCAGATGAGCCCCGAGGTCGCCGAGGCCCGCAAGAACCGGCGGATCAACGCCCGTCAGGCGTCGGTCGGCCGCCGCACCGCCTACACGTCGGGCGGGGCCGGGGGGTCGGGCTTCTCCGACATCCAGTTCGCCACCGGGCGGCCCAGGGACCCGCTGTTCTACTGGCGGCAGAACAACCTCCCCTACGACTTCTCGCAGAACGAGGAGCTGGCGAAGGTCCGGGCGTTCTGCCGGCTGCTGTACCAGACCGACCCGATCGTCGGCTCCTGCGTCGACATCTTCTCCAAGTTCCCGGTGGTCGGGGCGCACCTGGAGTGCAAGGACCAGCGGCTCACCGACTTCTACCAGGACCTGTTCTTCGGCGACGACGGCCTGGACTACGGGGAGTTCCTCGTCGATATCGGGCGAGAGTACTACATAACGGGCGAAGCATGGCCATTTGCGACATTCAATGAGGACCTTGGCATATGGGACGATGAGGAGCTTCTCAACGCCGACGACATCAAGGTCGAGCGCTCCCCGTTCCTGAAGGAGCCCCGGTTCTTCACCCGGCTGCCGTGGACGATCCGGCAGATCCTGACCACCCGCCAGCCGGCCTGGGAGTACAACCGGCTGGTCCAGGAGTACCCGGAGCTAGCCGCCTACACCGCAGAGAACGCCTTCATGCCGGTGAGCAACATCCTGCTGCGCCAGCTCCGGTTCAAGGGCGACACGTTCAGCCTGCGGGGCCTGCCGCTGCTGACGCGGGCGATGCGCTCCATGCTCCAGCAGGAGATGCTCAACACCGCGCTCGACTCGATCGCCGACCGGCTCTACACCCCGCTGATCCTGTGCAAGCTCGGCGCGTCCGCCACCGACCTCGGCACCAGCGTCCCGTGGATTCCCACCGACGACGACCTGGAGAACTTCGAGATGGCGCTGGACGCCGCGCTCGCGGGTGACTTCAGGGCCTTGATCCACAACTTCGCGGTGGAGATCGAGCCGGTGTTCGGCCGGGAGAACATGCCTGACCTGAGCATGGACTTCGAAAGAATTGAGGACAGGGTTCTCCAGGTATTCGGCCTGTCCCGCACCTTCCTCACCGGGGCGGGCGAGGGGCAGACGTACGCCGCCGACGCGCTCAACAAGCAGCTCGTCGAGCAGCTCATGACCACCTACCAGCAGATGCTCATGAGGCACATGCGCAAGCGGATGCTGATCGTGGCTGAAGCGCAGGAACACTACGACTACGAGGAGCGCTCGGGCCGCCGCTTCGTGATCATGGAAGAGGTCCTGGAGACCGACGAGGAGACCGGCGAGAAGCGGATCACCGAGCAGCCCAAGCTCCTGGTGCCCGACCTCAGGTGCCAGGTCCTCAACTTCCGCGACGAGGACATCACCCGCCAGTTCACCGAGGCGCTGCGCGCGTCGGGCATCCCGATCTCCGCGCGCACGCGCACCCGGGGACTCGGGGTCGACCTGGACGAGGAGCGCGAGCAGAGCCAGGACGAGGCGGTCGCCGACATCATCGCCCAGGCCCGCACCCGCCGCCAGGCGTTCGTCGAGCTGCGCAACGCCGGGCTGCCCGTGCCGCCGGACCTCATGGCCGACTTCTCCCCCGTCGCCCAGGTGGAGGGCGTTCCCCCGGCCCTGGCCGCCCAGCAGATGATGATCGACCGGATGGGCGTCCAGCCGGTTCCCCTGCCGGACCTCGCGCCTACCCCCGAGGACGCGCAGATGGCCGAGGAAATGGAGGCGGAGGCAGGCGGCCCGGTCAACGCCCCGAGCGAGGGCGAGATAGCCGGAGAGGACGCAGGGGGCATGCCGCAGGTACCGCCGGAGTCCTCCGAGCAGCGCGGCCCGATGCCGAAGGCCGGCAAGCGCGGCATGCCGAAGCAGGGGGCGCTGATGCGCCGGTCCGACCGGGTACGCCGCATGGCGGCCCTGGCCCGAGCCGTGAACGAGGCCGCCCGGGAGGGCAGCGCAGCCGCCGCAGCCGACGAGGGCGTCACCGTCCTGGCAGTGCACCTGGCCGAATCCGAGGCGGAGGCCCAGAAGGGACAGGGCACCTGGTTGTCCGGCCCGCAGGTTCAGGGCTACCAGGACCCGCCGCACGTCGGCATCCGGTCACGCCTCGGCGTGACCGAAGACGACAGCGACCTGGTGGATTACGAGAGCTACGCCCCCGCGCGGGGGTGAGGAGGACGGCATGCACCTCGTGCAGTGCACGAACAAGGAGTGCACGGCGGTTGCCGCCGTTACCTCCGGCGACGTGGACATCCATGACGCGCTGGACGCGGCGGGCTGCAAGTGCTGTGCGCAGCCCCACAACCACGGGCAGGCAGCCAGGGAATCAGGAATCCCCTGCCGGCCCGTGACCATCACCCTGGCCGGCGTGAGCGCGGAGGTTTCCTGACATGGCATCGATGACCGACCGGACCCGCGCCGCGTCCATCATGGACGCGATCCTGCACGGCGGGTCCGCTCCCACCTACCCGACCGCCCTGCACCTGCGGCTGCTCACCGCCCAGGGGTCCAACACCTCCAACGGGACCGAGGCAACGTCAGGTAACTGCCCTGGCTACACGGCGGGCGGCGTGGCGATCACCTTCGGCGCGAACTCCTCCGGCGTGTCCACCTCCTCCAACACCCCGTCATGGACGGCGAGCGGCTCCTGGACGACCATCACCTCGGTGGAGATCTGGGACACCGCCGGCACCCCGCTCCGCTGGTTCCAGGGCGCGCTCACGGCCAACATCACGGGGGTCGCGAACGGCGATACCGTTCAGTTCGCCTCCGGGGCCGTGACCTGCGACGCATCCGTCTGGTAGGGCTGCCCGCGCGGTAACCCGCGCCTGACGCGCCCAGGAGCGGCCATGACCACTTACCTGCCTCCCGGTGGTGCGCCGTGACGAGCTACAACCTGTGGGCGCAGGCCACTCCTACCGGCGTCAGCACCGGCAGCGGCAACGCCGGGACCAACGGCCTCCACTTCACCGTCAGTTCTGCGGCCACCCTCGCCGGGATCTGGCACTACAGCCCGTCGACCAGCACCCAGCTCCCGACCAGCATCGGGCTTTACACCACCACAGCATCTCCGGCCACCGGGACGCTGGTCACCAGCAACACGGCCACGTGGCTGACAGGACCCGGTGGTTCCTCGGCAGCCGCAGGGTCCGGCTGGGTGTTCGCCGCCTTCACGTCGCCGCCGTCCCTGACCAGCGGCACGAACTACATGGCGGCGCAATTCAGGAATGACAACACTAACGAGTGGTTCGTCCTCTATTCCATTACATGGCCTGTTACCTCCGGAATCATCACCGCGCCGAAGGACACGGGCACCGGGCAGGGGTGGTACAACAACACGGCTGGCGTGCTGATCTTCCCTGCCAGTCAGCTACCCCCGAACAACTTCGGCATGGACGTCCAGGTCACGGCCGGGACGACGCACTCGGGAACTGCCACGCTGACGGGCTCGGGCGCTATCACCGCAGCAGGAGTCTTCGCGGGTGCTGCTCCCCTGTCGGGTTCCGGGACGATCACCCCGACCGGCCAGAAGAGCGTCCCCGGGGCGGCGGCCCTGTCGGGGTCGGGCACCATCGCGGCGGCAAGAGTGTTCGCGGGCTCCGCCTCCCTGGCGGGTTCCGGGACGATCACCGCAGCAGGAGTCTTCGCGGGCTCCGCCTCCCTGTCAGGTTCCGGGACGATCACTGCGACGGGAGTCCTCGCGGGTGCTGCTTCCCTGGCGGGCAGCGGCACGATCACCGCCACCGGCCAGAAGCAGGTACCCGGCGCGGCTGCCCTGTCGGGGATCGGGACATTCACCGGGTCCTTCACCATCTTCGCCTTCGGGTCGGCCGCCCTGTCAGGTTCCGGGACGATCACCGCAGCCGGCCAGAAGACGATCCCCGGTGCCGCACCGATGTCGGGATCGGGAACGTTCACCGCCGCCGGGGTACTCGCCGGCACCGCAGCGCTGTCGGGCTCCGGTGCCATCACGGCCACCGCCCAGAAGCAGGTGCCGGGATCTGCGGCCCTCTCAGGGTCGGGCACCCTTACCGCGCCGCCGGCAGTCATCGTCCCCGCCGGAACCGCCGCCCTGGCGGGCTCGGGGACGTTCACAGCCACGGGCCAGAAGCAGGTGCCCGGCGCGGCTTCCATGTCGGGCTCGGGTGTGATCACCCCGACCGGCCAGAAGAGCGTCCCCGGGGGGGCGGCCCTTGACGGACAGGGCACGGTAACCGCCGCTGGGCAGAAGCAGGTCCCCGCCGCCGCCGCGATGAGCGGCTCGGGAACCCTGACGGCACTCCCGGCGATCATCATCCCGGGCGGCACCGCTGTCCTGACGGGTTCCGGGACATTCGCTGCCGCAGGCCAGAAGACGGTACCCGGCGCTGCGGCGATGAACGGCTCTGGAACCATCACGGCGGTCGAGG